GGTTTAATGGTTGTCGCGTCCGGCTCCGGTTGGTCAGCGGCCATCGCCTTCGCAATCTGCTTAGACACTTCATTCATAAGCTCCGGCGTATTAACCCAACGGCCTACTTCATAAGGGGTGATTTTATAGCCTGTAGGTTCCCCATCTTCATCCAAGATTACCTCATCGTGGATAAGCCCGGCCCACAACATGGTACGCACATCCTTGATCTTACCTTCCTGCAGGGTCTTAAACGCCTCATTCACGCTACCGTAGCGTTTTTCCAGTTCCGCGAAGGCATTCAAATCATATTGCAATGAGCGGACTCTACCACCCAACTCAATAGTAATAGGTTCCAGGCGTCTAATATCTTTCAGGTTTGACATATTATCTCCTCCTAGGTTAATAAAATGCACTATGACTACATAAGTCATAGTGCACTTTTTATGTTATTTAGGGAGCTGTAGTAAACTCAGTGATGTGAGCCGCAGACAGCGACTGCCCATAAATATCCTTAACAGACGTAGTAACAATCGCACGATAGTCCGTTGACGGGTCAAGCGCACTCGCCGGAGTAAGTGTTACTACTTTCCGCGCAGCATCCACCGTAAGTGCGCCCGAAATAATAGCACCCGAAATAACTTCTTGCAACAAGAAATTACCCGTAGTGACGGTAGATAACATCAACGCATTGTTGAAAGTCCATTTAATAGTCGTGCTAGTATCTACGCCCGTAGCCGAGTCTGCCGGCACGGTAGACGATACTGCCAGTGCAGGAATCGGTCCAGTAGGTCCGAGCGGGCTATCAAACCAAGTAGCTCCAATCTCTGGTACATAATCCAGAGAATCTTCGTCCGCATGACGTTCCCATTCATCGTCAGCCTCACGTTTTACAAAAGCCCCAGTAATAGTTGGAGTGTTCCAGTTAATGCTATCCCCTTTGGTTTGGTTGCTTTGTTCAGGAACACCGAACTTTCCTTTGTTAAGCCATGTGTAACGATAATGGCCATTCGATTTCAAAGAGCGGAATCCGATAGCCACCCACGGAGGAACGTCGTTCGCCCGACGTTTCAAAATACCATTTTCAAGCACATGACCAAGCAGGTCAGCTTGAATTTCCAGTGGAAGGTCAGCGGTATTAAGTTCCAAAGAAATCTGTCCTGTCGTAGCCGTAGAGTCAAAAGGGCCATCATCTGCAAACAAAGTATCTACCGAGGAGTTCGGGTTAATGTTTGCTGTGATAGCACCTGGGATACGAACAGGAGTTTCATACTGAGGCGTACCGCCTACAACGTCGGTACCCTCAACCAACTTGGCGTATACCAGGTTGTCTACACCAATAAGTACACCCGCCATATTTATACCTCCTAATCATGATAAGTGTTTAAAACAAGATTAAATCCGTAATAGATGCGGGCAGAATCATCTACCTTTATCTTGAAGGGGGGTTGCTTCAGCGACAGCTGTACCCAACGATCCGAGGTGAGATAAACGATAGAGCCGGCATCCGCCAAGAAACCATAAATTTCGTTAATCTTGGCGTAAGCTTGTTCGGCGTCCTTATGTCTTACCACAATTTGGAAAGAGCGGCTGACGCCAGAAACGCCTTGGGGTGGGGATGATCCACCATACTCGAACAAGCTAACAACATAATCTGGGGCGTCGGGGTACATGTCGTAGCTGACTGTGGTGTCTAACAGGCCGGACGCATCCAGATATGTAGTGATGTCAGTAAACAAGTCGGCCATGTCACAGCTCCTTTCGTACTTCCATAGCCCAACGCGCCAGCATGTTGCGTTGATACTCCTTTACAGCATCTTCCAGGAACTTGGCTTTCCCCACTGGGTGCTCTGCTGATAAATCTTCGTGCACGGCAACCATATACTCAGAGGCAGTTTTCCCAGTACGCGGATTCACACCGCCTCCGCGGCCGTAGCCAATCTCAGCTTCGAAGTTACGATAACTTCCCTTGATGTCGTAGTAGAAACTCTCTGCTAACGTATTACTGTCTCTAGGAACCTGCGAAAGAGAAATTTCCTTAATCTCCTCACAAGCAGCTACAGTAGCCTTTCGTGTTCCTCTCTGTACACGTCGGACGCTAGCATTGAGACGCTGCTCCACTTCCTTATAATCAACGGTAACAGAAATGCGTCCGGCACGAGCCATTAGAGATACACCACCGTAACACCAGAATCCGTCCCTAACCGGTTATAAGGAGCCCACGCCAATACTGGGTAGCGTTTTCCATCAACCTCAAATTCATCATTCGGATCCGGCCGCCAATAACCGTCGAACAATAATTGTTGCATGGACACAACCTCTTCTCCAGAAATACTACGAATCATTTGCCGCTTACCAAAAAGGTAGCATTGCATGGATTCTGCAGGCCCAAATTCTTTAGTGCCTCTGGGGGATTGTCCAATCCACGGATAACGCAACACAGCATTCACCCTGCGAGCTTTTATTTGCGGATCCATGGCCATCCACCCTCCGCATCATGCATACCGATGGAAAAAATGGGCGGGTGCCAACCGCCCATAACAGGGGCAGCATTTGCACCAACAACATCCTTTTTTAATCGGCGTAGTATTCCTTCATAGGCCTTATAACGCTGGCTCGCTTTTACGGTCTCTGGGCCGATGGTGTAATCTACCTGCTTAGCGAGCTTGGCCAGAATTTGCTCGCAAGCTTTGATGGCGGCCAACTTAACATCCGGACGTTTTTGAGAATTCAGAATGTACTCAATTTCCTCATCTTGCAAAAGCCCGAATTCCTCTTCCGTATCGCCGCAGTAGAAGCGCACGGCATCTTTGTCCGAAGTTTGTGGATCACCGCTGTATGTCCATGCCATTAAGCATCACTCCTACTTAGTAGTGGGTTTTGCTGCTTTGGCTTGGGCAGTGGGCATCGGATGCTTGGGTGCACTCGGAATAGAGGCTGCAGGAGCCTCGGGGGTTGGCGTACCAGTTGGGGTGGTATCCGTCCCCTTTGCTGCTGGTTCCGCGGGTGTGGAGCCCTTGGAAACTCTTTCCGCGAAACGACTCCTTAAATCAATACCCTTCCGAGTCTCAAAGTACGTAAAGAGAGCTTCTCTTTCAGGACCCTCATCAGGCACTCTTACGATCTTGCCTTCGGAAATTTTGATCTTGCCTCTTTTCACTACCGTCTGCAAATCTTCAATAAAAGTACCTACGGCGAAGTAGCGTTCCCTAGAGCGGAAGGCTCTCTTTACTACATACAGGTCGGCCATTAGCTGACGATGTCTTTGAGGAAGATGCCAAGGTCAGCACCAACCACTCTGTGGTCGAATGCCATCTCACCTTCGATACGTTCAGTATCCATACCCAACCAAGGCATAGGGATACGTACGATGCGGTTACCCATTGCGCCAGCACCCATAAGCCCAGTCCAAGCAAACGTGTACCCTGCAGAAGGCTTCTTGATACCCGGATTTTTCTCGACATAGCAGAGCAGTGCATGTTTGCCCATAATGAAGGAATATTGTCCAGTCTTACCTTTGGCTGCAGTGTTTTGAATCGCCCGAGGCACATACACGTTATCGACTCCGAACAGGGCAGCCAGCAAGTCCATAGCCACGATGCCGCGTTGCGTATACTTGATGCGATCCAAGATGTCCTCGTTGTTGATGAGGGCATTGTAGACATAAGGGCTCAATACCAGCGTGTTAGGTTTGTACCCTGTAGCCTCAATCATTTGCGTGCTCAGTTTGGTAATGTCACCAATAGGATCTGCCGATGGTTGGTCGAATTGCCAAATTTGGCCAGTACTTGGTGAGGAGTTTACACCTTGAAGCTCAGTACCCCATACACCAGAAGTGAAGAACTTTTGAGCCCACAGGTTTTCCCGTTTCAGCAGGAGCTTGTGAGTTACAAACGCAGCGGCATCCTCGTTTGGACGCAGAGGGTTATCAGCGTTGACGCGATCGTCTTCCGTAACGTCTTGGTGGAAAGCATATTTGCGGCAGAAGTACGGATCTGCCACTTCGATTTCGTAATCGCCACCAGCAGATTCAGTACCTTTAGCGCGTTCACGGGCTTCGTCACGGAAGAAATCTTCGCGCTTGTACTCAAAATAAGTATCAGATTGCTTTTGAACTGGGATAATAGGGAAGACCTTGTCCGCAATAAAAACATCAGCAGATTGGGCATAAGCCACAGAGATATTAGTTAGCGGACGGTCAACGTGGATTTGTTGTCTTGTCGGCATTGTCGTGCCTCCCTTTCTCTACTAGAATTTTAATTACTTCAAGAGCACAGAACCGATGTC